TCCTCAACAGGCCCAATACCCACGGTATAAGAATATAGATTGCTTTTAGTCTTCTTCTTGTCAAGAACGACAACATCTAAGTCCACAAACTTCTTCCACTTAATCCACTTGGGGTTCTTCTTTGTTCCTACATAATAGGTGGAAGTAGCATCTTTGATAACGACTCCCTCGGAAGTAGGCATTTCCATAATTTTTTCTGCATATTCAGCAATATCTTTTAGATTATCTGCTCTACGAGTATCTTTCTTTGAGGGGAATTTAAGAACATCGGCTGAATGTTGAGCATAATTGTTGAACATAATTGTCATTCTGTTTTCTAACTCTTCATCAAGAAGCGTTTGATTCTCATGTCGCATAATGTCAAAGACATGGCACTTGAGGGTTGCTTTAGGATATTTATTTTTAAAGGTAGATTTACCATAAAATTGTTTAACTAAAGGGTAAACTTTATCTACTATATTTTTTACTAATTCTCTTTCCATTTACATAGTAAATATACGAACCCTCTCTTGCTTCTCCAAATATCTTCGCATGGAAAGAAAAAAGGCGCCGATTAAGGCGCCTTTCTCTACTATATAGATTGAGCTTATTTCTTATTAATAAAGAATTGAGCTAAAATAACTAGTGCTACTAAACCAACAAATCCTCCCTCACCAAAGCTTGAGATTAAACTTGTTAAATTACCAACTACATCCATTCCGAATATAGTTTGACCAGTTAAAACATTCCATAGGATCGCTACTGGAAGAACTGCCATCATAATTGATAACAAACCTCCAAAAAATCCAGTTACATACTTAATTACATTTTCCATTTTAATTTAATTTAAGTTAAACAATAATTAAAACTTCAAACCAAACCCTAACTGTAAGTTAGTAGTTTTAGCTTGTGTATCATATACAACTTTTGGATCTAGGAACATTCCACCTTTATGAAAGGCAAACATTCTACCAACTCCTAATTTCATACCATCTGTGTCTAGTCCGTCTGTAGCTACATATGCAAAATATCCTTTATAAAAATATCTTGCATGTAAATCCAAACTTAAATCCTCAGAAGAATCTGCTTGAGAAACATTTGCCCCTATCATAAGGTCATCTGTTATAGCATACCCCACTGTTGGGCTTAAAGACCATTCAGTCCATGATACATCTGCAATGTTACCAGTACCAACGTACCAATCACCTTTTGCATTTTGCACTTCTTGTGCGTTAGCTCCAACTGCAATAAACAGTCCTAAAGCTAGTGTTAAAATCATTTTTTTCATTTTTTTGATTTTGGTTAATAATTAATTTAATTTGAAAACGTAGTGGCCAGCTACTTTGGATAACTTATCGTGGCCATTCCTACATTTTTCAAATGTCGAACGGGAACGATAATAAAATTGACCAACATATCCAACCTAAAGTAAATAAGATTGAATATTTTTTAATAACGAATGACTAAATCATCGTTATTATCTTTTTTTGCCCTAATTTCTTCTAATTTTTTTGTAAGACTTTTTACTCCATTAGGACCAAGTTTTTTATTTTTAGAAGTATTTTTTAATTTTTCTTCTAAAATTTTTTCTTCATCAGATGAATAACCTGTGTGGGTATAACTATTAGAAAATTTTTCATCATTGCTAGAAATTTTTTCTATTTTTTCACTAAGTTCCATTTTTGTTGAAAGGGGTGGAATATTTTCAGTTACTTCTTCTTCTTTAATTATTACTGTTTCCCCATAAAGGTTTTTTTTTGTTTTTGGTCTAATTTGATCAAATGCATAATTAGCTGCTATTACTAAGGCAATTGCTAATGGGTCAAATACAAATATAATAGTTAATAATAACCAATTAATAATTTTATCCATTGGGGTTCCTGTTAATCCTGATAGATATTTTAAAGGACCTAATTCACTAGATACAGCATCACTTGTTCTTACTTCTACTATTTCAGTTTCATAATCAAATAACTTAGTATTTAATTCATCTACCTTAGTATTAATTTGAGTTTGACGTTCAATAGCTTGATCTAATTGTTTTTCTAATGCTTGACGAGTTGCTCTAGAGGTTGTTGTAATTATCTGACCAGTTTCTTTGTCTTTATACTGTATAGTATTGTTAGATAAACCAGCACGTAAATTAGACACTGCCCCATTAATAGATGTTTTTTCTTCATTATATACCGCTAACTGTTCTTTAACATTGTCCCTTTTAGTTTCTATTAATGTAATTTGGGCATCAATTGTTCCCGCTTTCGCAGCTGTTTCTTGATATGCAGCTGATAAAAATCCATAAATACCCATACTAGTAATTAGGATTAATACCACACAAGCTACAGACAAATAATATTTTAATAATTTAGGTAATCCTTTTCGATATTGGTATAATAAAGAAGCAATTACTAATTTAGCTACTTCTAAAGAAGCAGCCATTATAATAACAGCAAATGCTGCTCCTGCAAATAATTTACTAAGTCCACTAATTGAATAAAAAGCTGCAGACATGCTTACAGCTAAAGCTGACATGGCAATTATAAAAGGGAATATTCTTTCTTTGATTTTTTCAAACATAATAAAAAGTTTTAGCTTCTAAAACCCTTATGCTTATCTATTCGGTCTAAAATTTTATTTAATTCTTCTATTTTAATTAAACCTGCCATAGATGCATTTTTAAGAGCGCTTATTAGCTGTAGTATCATGAACGGTACAATAATTACTTCAGATAGCCAACCTGCTCCTGTAAATCCTTTTTCTACCATTAAAATAACTGTTAAAATAGCTAACCACACAAATGTATTTTTTGTTATTTTTAAAGCTTTATATGTTTTAAATCCTTCTCTTTTTATTCCAGCCCAAATACCGAATACACCATCTAACCATAATACTGCTATTACAGCTAAATATTGTTCCATATTATCCATTGATAGATTTAAAAAGTAAGTACAAAGATATGTACAAAATGATGTTATTCCCACTATTGATAGTTTAGTTTGCATTGTTTATAAATTTATTAGCATTTCTAAAAGTTCGGGTTGTGGAAACATATCAAATTTATCTTTACGTGTGTTGGTGTGTGTCCATAATCCTTTTACTTTGCCATAATAAGCATTTGGATTAAACTCAAAGGCTTCAGCCCCTTTTTCTTTAATTAAAGCAGGAAGACCTGCTCTTACATCTATATTATCTCTATCTGCAATGTGTAAAATTAATTTACGTAAAGATTCTATTTGTTTATCTGAATATTTATGCCATGTTTTATACCCTCTAAATGGTTTATCTAATGTAACAATTTGTGATTCATTTGCTGTAGTTCCGGCATATGTTTTACCATTTTTTAAGTATCCAAAGTTGTTTACTTCGATACCAACAGAGTGAACATGCATGTGTTGTGAGCCATTTTTACCTAAATGCCATCCAAAGCATCCTTCAGGAAAAGCTTGAACAACTTCTCCATCATATTCATCATTATTTCCTTTTATTGATTGTCCTCCTAATACAAATTCTGTTGCTACTGCCCCCCTATTATCTCTTCCCCAATGATCAATTGTTTTGTAAGGATTATTCCATCCTGCAGTATGGTGGAGAAATAAAAATTCAGGTTCAATATTACCTTCTTTATATTCACCTTTAGGTAAGTAATGTTTATGGATTAATAAATCATTAAATGTAGTGTATACTGATTCTGAATTGTCTGTACTTATTAACCCCATATAATCTAAAGTAGCAGGGCCTACTATCCCATCAGAAATTAAATTATTTTGTGATTGATATTTTTTAACTGCTTTTTCAGTTCCTTCACCAAATTTACCATCAGCTAAAATATTTAAAAATTCTTGTAATTCTTTAACTTCTAAACCTTTTGATCCTAATTTTAATACCATTTTATAGTAATTGTTTATTATAAATATTAGTAAGCTGATTCTTGTTTAACTACTTCTATAGCCCTTAACATTTTAGGATAGTCTACAGGACATAATAAATCTAATCCTGCTTTTGCTGTGAATTTTATATATGCATCCCCTTTAAGATAAAGTAAAATAGTTGGGGCCATTCGAATTCTTAATTCTTTTTTAAGTTTAGGGGAGGTTGCTATATCAATACGATAATAACTAACCCCTTCTAAATCATCTAATTTTTTCCAATCACTAAATGCATTACTTTTATTAAAATCTGCATAAAACTCAATAACAATAACTTCATGGTGATC